CCAGACGAGCCATTGCCAGAAGATATCGAGGTGGCTTTGTCAAAAGCGATAGCCGATGCCTCAGACAAGCTGCTCCAAAAAGATCAGGCAGAAGCTCAACAAGAGCAAGCAGCCGTTGCTCAACAAGATCCTTTGGTTCAGATGCAGCAGCAAGAGCTGCAATTGAAGCAGGCAGAACAGCAAAGAAAGGCAGCAAAAGATCAGGCAGATCTAGAGTTTGCAAGGGAAGAATTGCAAAGCAAGGATCAATTAGAGCGCCTGCGTATTCAGTCTCAAACAGAAATAGGATCAATGCAAGTAGAGGCAAGACTCTCTGATAACCAAATGAATAGGGAATTCAAAGAGCATGAGTTGCAAATCAAACAGACCCTAGAAAGCCTGCAGATGCGTTCAGACCTGTCTCAGTCAACTCTGGATAGGGAGCTAAAGCGAAGTTCTGCTCAAGCTAAATTAACTTCAGACGCATTAAAGTCAGGAAACGATAGTGGAGCTTAAACATTACCTTCATCGGGAACTGAGTAAAGATCAGCAAGGACTGAAGGATACACTCGCCTTCAATCCTGTTGAAGATTTCGCCGCCTATCGAGAGATAGTAGGTGAGATTCGTGGTATCCAGCGAGTGCTAAGACTGTTAGAGGATTTACCTGATGACTGAAGAAGCAAGCAAGTTAGAGCTACCGATACCCAAAGGCTACCGAATCCTGATTGCTATACCGAAGAAGGATAAGGAGTTTAAGGATTCAAAAATATTAATACCTGAAGACCAAAGGCGTAGAGAGGAGACGGCATCAATTGTAGGAGTTGTTGTCACCCTAGGTTCTATGGCGTATCAAGACCCTGAAAAGTTTCCAGATGGTCCTTGGTGTGCTGAAGGCGACTACATCATTATGAGGTCGTATTCTGGTACGAGGTTCAAAATCACCACGCCCGAAGGTGATCAAGAGTTTCGCATAATTAACGATGACACCGTTGAGGCTGTTGTTGCTGATCCACGGGTTGTTACCCGCATTTAAAGGAGGAGTTATGGACGAGAACTATGAAACAGAATCAGATGAACCGGAAGAGAAGTTTGAAATAGAGGTCGTAGACGATACCCCGGAGGCTGATAGGGGAAAAGAGTATCGGGCAAAAGGAGATGTAGATGCCTCAGAAGATGAGATATCTCAGTACTCCGATAACGTAAAGAAACGGATTAAAGAGTTAAGTCGGGCTTATCATGACGAGCGCAGAGAGAAAGAGCGTCTTGGTCGTGAGCAGAACGAAACAGTTGCCTTTACAAAGCAATTAGCCGTAGAAAATAAACAACTGAAAGACCGTCTTTCTGCTGGTGAACTAGAGCTTGTAGAGTCAAGCAAGCAGCGCACCGCATCTCAGATGGCTCATGCAGAGCGTGAGTACAAGGATGCTTTTGAAGCGGGTGATACTGACCGCATTATTGCAGCCCAAAAACTCTTGTCGGAAAATGTTGTTTATAAAAGGGAACTTGACAACTATCAACATCAGTATCAAGCCCCTTTACATCACGAACAAAAGGTAGTAGAAAGACAACCTGAGATTGTCCCTGATGAACGCACCCAGCAATGGGTTGAAGAAAACGACTGGTTTGATAAAGACTCAGTTATGCGGGGCGCAGCTTTTGGAATACACGACGATCTGGTTAAGACCGGATACGTTGCAGGTTCAGATATCTACTTCGAGCGCTTAAACGCTCGCATCCGGGAAGAGTTCCCGCAAAAATTCGGGTCCAAGAGACCTGCCGCGAATGTTGTTGCTTCTGCTTCTAGAGGTACAGCGGGTACTAAAAAAATCTCGCTTACAAAGTCTCAAGTCGCTCTTGCTAAACGACTTAACCTTCCACTAGAAACTTATGCGGCTTATGCTGCCAAGGAGCTTAACAATGTCCGATAGAACCCCACGGGATGTAGTAACACGCACAACAATGGAACGTAAAACGGCTTGGACACCTCCGTCTTTACTTCCAGTACCAAGACAAGTAGAAGGCACTTCTTATCGCTGGATCAGAAAGATGATGCAGGGACAAGTAGATGACCGGAACATGATGTCTAAACAAGAAGAGGGCTGGATTCCTATTAAAAGAGAAGATCACCCGGAATTGCAGTATTCGGGTAGGACTACAGGACTCGTTGAAACAGGCGGATTAGTACTTTGCAGTATGCCTACGGACTTTGTGAACCAGCGGAATGCTCATTACCGCAAGATCACAGATGCCCAGACAGCCGCTGTAGACTCTAATCTAATGAGAGAAAATGATCCTCGTATGCCTCTTTTCAGTGAGCGCAAGTCGTCCACAAGCAGAGGCAGAAGAGACTAAAGGAGTATTTAAATGGCTTACCCTACTATAAATGGACCTTATGGGCTAAAACCCATAAACCTGATCGGTGGACAAGTATATGCTGGAGCCACTCGTCAGATGGAAATTGAACCAACATACGCTACCAACATTTTTTACGGTGATTTCGTAAAGAGAGTTGTCGGTGGATTTGTTGAGCTTGATGACGGAACGACCGCTAACACCCCAGTCGGTGTGTTTCTTGGTTGCACCTACGTCAGCGCAGTAACGAAACAGCCAGTTCAATCGCAATACTACCCAGCTTCAGTTTCGGTTCAAGCAAACACCGAAATCTACGCTACTGTTGCAGATGATCCTGACACCTTGTTCCAAGTCGCAGTTTGCTCAAGCGGAGTTGTAATGGCTACCGTTACGCAAAACGCAATTGGCACAAACATGTCAATTCTGGCAACCGTTGGTAACACAGCTACCGGAAACAGCAACTTTTCCGTTCTAAGCAGCTCACCAGCAGCTACCAATACGTTCCCAGTACGGGTTATCGATGTTATTCCTGCAACAGCTCCTTCGGCTGGCAACTACGCTGAAGTAATTGTTAAGATTAACTTCGGTATTCATCAGTATAACAATGCAACAGGTTTGGCTTACGCCTAAAAGGAGTTACTTAAATGGCTGCTATATCACGCGCACAACTGCTAAAAGAGTTGCTCCCGGGGCTGAATGCCTTATTTGGTTTGGAGTACGCTCGTTACGGCGAAGAACACAAAGAGATTTTCGAAACAGAAACCTCTGAGCGTTCCTTCGAAGAAGAAACAAAACTGGCTGGCTTCTCAGCAGCACCTGTCAAGAACGAAGGCTCCGCCATCGCTTACGACAATGCTCAAGAAGCTTGGACCTCACGCTATCAACACGAAACTATCGCTCTTGGTTTCTCGCTGACTGAAGAAGCAATCGAAGATAACTTGTACGATTCTCTCTCAGCTCGTTACACCAAGGCTTTGGCTCGTGCTATGGCATACACCAAGCAAGTTAAGGGCGCGAACATCCTGAACAACGGATTTTCAGGCTCTTACCCCGGTGGTGACAATGTTGCATTGTTCAGTAACGCACACCCATTAACCGGTGGCGGCACAAACAGCAACATTCCATCTACCCCTGCTGACTTGAACGAAACGTCCTTGGAAGCGGCTGTTATTCAGATCGCTGCTTGGACTGACGAACGTGGTTTGCTGATCGCCGCTAAACCTCGCAAGTTGGTTGTTCCTCCTTCACTGATGTTCGTTGCAACCCGTATTCTGGAAACAGAGCTGCGTACCGCAACTGCTGACAATGACATCAATGCATTGAAGAACAACGGTTCGATCCCCGGTGGATATTGTGTCAATCACTTCTTGACCGACACCGATGCATGGTTCCTGACCACAGACGTACCTAACGGTCTGAAGCACTTTGTGCGCTCACCAATAGCTCAGTCGATGGACGGAGACTTTGATACGGGCAACGTCCGCTACAAGAGCCGCGAGCGTTATAGCTTTGGCTGGTCAGATCCTCTCGGAATGTTTGGTTCCGAAGGTCAAGCATAAGTAGTATTTGTGCTAGTTTGGGGGACTTCGGTCCCCCTTTCTTTTTGTGCCTTGACACTGTTTATATAAGGTGATAAAAAGATAATAACCAAGAACCCCGACTCATACAGACTGGCTTGGCAGACGTTATAGAGACTGTATGGGCATGTGCTATAACACAAATAGGAGCCATAATCATGGCAGCAACACATTTTACCGGTCCCGTATTTTCTCAGAATGGCTTTTTTGTTGGCGCAAGCGAAACTCCTTACGAGACAGTTTCCTCTACAGCCACAGGAACTGCTTCAGCCGCTCTGACTGCAACGATCAATCCTACAGCCGCCTTTGGTAGCTCTACAGTACTTGAGCCTTCTAGCGCTCAAGGCGTTAAGGGTCAGGTTTACTCAACCACCAATCAATCAACGACAAGCACCTACTATATTGGTGTAATGGGTCGTTACCTGATGTCTGGTACAAACGCTTCTACATACCCTAAAGTTGGCGTACTGGGTGTTGTTGGCGATTCTACCGATACCGCTGATGCTGCAGTTATGGCTTTCATTGATGGCGATGGCGGAGAGTCTTCTGCCCGTGCAGGCTTCGGCATTGCAATGACCAACAGCACAGCAGGTTCTGGCTTTACATACGGTCTGGACCTGAAGATGCAAGACCCAGTTGGCGGTGGCGGTTCTATCAAAGCCTACAAAACGGCTGAGATTCGCCTAGCTGATGATGCTGCCGCCGCTCCTGTTGTCATCAAGGTAGGTAATTTTGTTGATGGCGCTGCTTCTGGTGTAGGCAAGGGTTCGTTAGGTATTGATTCTACTGATGGGCTACTGTTTGTATCTGATGCTTCTGGCAACTGGCAAGCTGTTACTGTCTAATGCTGACTCATGAAGATCCAGAAGTCGCTACGATTGTGGCGCTTCTGGAAGCCCAAAGAGACTATGCAATGGGACATGCCGCCAAACTCGCTAAAGAAAATGCTGAGTTAATAGCAAAGATTAGCAGACTTGAGGCATCTAAACCGGCGTAGTCTCACCCTACAGGAGATTGATCATGGGTATGCAGTATGATGTATTAGCCTCGCTCCCTTTGACGGGAAACGGGCAACTAGAAAACCAAGCAGGAGAGAGTCTTGCGCGGATTCGTATTAAAGCTATTTACGGAATTGCTGGAGCTACCGCTGGGACCATTTCTTTCTATAATGGCACAGCCAATTCTGATCCTTCTATTATTCTCCTTCCTGTCCCAGCCGCAGCAAATCAAGGTGCATTCTTCTTGCTTATCCCCGGAGAAGGAATCTTGGCTCAGGATGGCGTATATGTAGAAATTGGGACTGCGGCATCAGTAATCGTTATTTACGGGTAGGACATGGAACCGCAAACACTAATTAACCTAGGGGTTGGGGTTATTCTGACAATAGTTGGATGGCTCTCAAGACAGCTCTGGGATGCGGTAGAAAGAATGAAGACAGACATTAAGAATATTGAGATAACACTTCCTTCGCATTATGCGAGGAAGGACGACATCCAATGCAGGTTTGATAAAGTTGAAGTGATGCTAGAAAAGATCTTTGACAAGTTAGAC